AAATCACCTGATCCAGCAAACCCTGGAATTGAAAATGAATTAGCATTTGATCAAGATGCCCACGCTACATATTTTTGGAATAAGTTAGACGCATTAAACGCATAAGGATTTTAGATGGCTCAGTTCCCAAAATTTGATAACGCACAAGGCGTTTGGAACATACAAGATGTTTATAACCAAGTTTATAATGGGACTTGGCCAAACCTTGGAGCTGTAGGTATATTTGGTGGAGGAACTGTTTTTCCTGGAACCAATTCATCAATTGCAGAATCTTTTAATCTTGCTTCAGGTGGAGAAGTTTCTGTATTTGGAAATTTAAGTGCATCTCGAAGAGATTTAGGTTCTACTAGTTCTTTATCAAGAGGATTGTTTGCAGGAGGATACACACCAACATCTTCTAATGTAATTGATTACACAACGTTTACTTCATTGGGAAGTCTAGCTGATTTTGGAGATTTAACGGCTGCAAGATATGGTATTGGATCAGTTAATAGTTCTACAAGAAGTGTTTACGCTGGTAACGGACCTTCAAAAAATACAATAGATTATGTAACAACAGCTTCACTTGGTAATGCTGTAAGTTTTGGTACCTTATCCGCTCAAACAGGACAAGCTATGGCAGGGGTATCCAGTTCAACAAGAGGTGTTTTTGGAGGATCTATTACGTTTGGTCCCACAACAACTCACAACACAATTCAATTTATAACAACAGCTACTACTGGAAACACAGCAGACTTTGGTGATCTTACTGTTGCTAGAAGATCAATGCAAGGAACCTCTTCTTCTACAAGAGGATTATTTATGGGAGGCACTCCAGCAAGTAATGTAATAGACTTTATTACAATCGCATCTACTGGAAACGCAACAGATTTTGGAGATTTAACTGCATCAATATTTGCAGGAGGTGGAGCAAGTAATTCAGTAAAAGCATATTCATTAGGTGGCGTAACTGGTAGTACACCACTTACTAACAAACAATTTGTAACTATTTCAACTACAGGTAATGCAACTGATTTTGGAGACCTAGGTGGTACAGGAGGTCAAGGAGCAGCAACTAGTAACGCCCACGGCGGTTTAACAGACGGGTATCAAGGGACAAGGCCTGCTACATTTTTAGATGGTGGGGATTTAGCTATAGCTGCAGGAGGTAGTTTTAATACCATTAATTCATTTAAAATATCTCAAACAGGTAACGCAACTGATTTTGGTGATTTAACTATTTCCCCTAATATTAATAGAGCAGTAGGAAATGAAACAAGATTTGTAAGTGCAGGAGGACAAACACCTTCTCTTCAAAACAAAATAGAGTATGTAAATTTTTCTTCACAAGGTAATGCAGCAGATTTTGGTAATTTATTGACTTCAGCTAGATATGGTGGATCTGCTTCTAATTCTACAAGGGGTGTATTTGCAAGTATGAATACTCCTTCTGCTTCAAATGTTATTCAATATATTGAAATATCTTCACTTGGTAATACAGCAGATTTTGGTGATTTAACACAATCAGGTTCTGGAGCTCCAGCTGGTGGTGGATCTTCAACAAAAGGATTATTTGGAGGAAACTTTACACCAAGCTCAACAAATGTAATTGACGCAATAACTTTTGCAACCACAAGTAATGCTACTGATTTTGGAGATTTAACACTTGCAAGAGGAGGAGCCGGTGGATCATCTTCTGAAACAAGAATGGTGTTTATGGGCGGTAGAACAAGTCCAGGTAATGAATCAGATGTAATGGATTATGTTACTATTGCATCTGCTGGTAATGCTACAGACTTTGGTGATTTAACTGCAACAAAATATTTAATGCAAGGAACTTCAAATAAGACAAGAGGTGTTATTGCAGGTGGAGAATCAGGGCCTGCTAATACTACGACTATAGATTTTATTACTATTGCCTCTACTGGTAATGCTCAAGATTTTGGTGATTTAACTGTAGCAATGGCTGGTAATGGTGTAAGTTCAAACGGCCACGGAGGATTAAATGGCGCTACGTTAAGTGTTGCTTCAGATTTTGGTGTATTTGCTGGTGGTAATACTGGAAGTGATATAAATACAATACAACAATTTTCTTTTGCATCTACTGGTAATACTACTGATTATGGAGATCTAACAACTGCTGCTGGTGTTAAAGGTTCAGGTAATTCTACTAGAGGACTTTTTACAGGTCTTGGCGCAACAACTACCATTGATGCGCTTAATTTACAAACTACTGGAAACTGTTCGGATTTTGGTGATCTTACTGTTGCTAGAGATAATCCTCAAGCTCACTCAAACTCTTCAAGATGTTTATTTAGTACAGGATATGATACTCCAGCAACTTCGAGTAAAAATACAATAGACTTTGTTACAGTTAATTCAACAGGTAATGCTATAGATTTTGGAGATTTTGTTCAAGCAGTTACTAATGCTGGTTCAACAGGAAGTTCTACCAGATGTTTAATTGCAGGAGGTATTAGAGCACCTGGACCTGGAGCAGTATTAGATGATATTGGTTTTGTAGAAATGGCTACAACAGGAAACACTACCGATTTTGGAGATTTAACAGTTACAAAAACATCTTTTGCAGCTACATCGAGTTCAACAAGGTCTGTTTTTGGAGGAGGTAGTTCTACAGCAAATATTATTGAATATGTGACAACAGCTTCAACAGGTAATGCAACAGACTTTGGTGACCTAACTGTAGGACGAAGAGATTTAGCTGCTACTAGTAATAAAACTTATGGTGTATTTGGAGGTGGGGCTGCCCCAAGTTTATCAAATGTAATGGATTATATAACAATAGCGTCTACAGGTAATGCTCAGGATTGGGGTGATTTACTTGCAGCAAATAGAGGACTGGGTGCTACGTCAAACAGTCATGGAGGTTTATAATGGCATTCCCAAGTAAAGATGGACCTAACTCATACATCTGGAAAATAAAAGATGTATACAATGCAAGACAGGGAGATAACTGGCCAGAAACTTTAGCAGGAGATAGAGGTGTGTATGCTGGTGGTAATAATCCAAGTTTACACGATACGATAGATATAATAACTGTTTCTACAACAGGTAATGCAACAGACTTTGGAAATTTAACTTCTTCAAGATCTTCAATACAGGGAGTTGGTTCAAGAACTAGAGCTGTTTTTTCAGCAGGTTTTAATCCAGCTAATAATAATACAATGGATTATATAACTTTTGCATCAGCAGGTAATGCAGTAGACTTTGGAGATATGTTAGAAAATTATGAAGGATTTGGATGTGGAACAGGTGTAAATGATAACACTAGAGGAATATGGGGAGGAGGTTATACACCAAGTAATGTTAATACTATTCAATTTATTACAATAGCTTCTACAGGAAACTCTACAGATTTTGGAGATTTACTTGCTGCTAATACAGGTGCCAATGCAGCTTGTTCACCAACAAGAGGTGTAATGGCAGGAGGTAATCCTGGCTCAGGTGCAGGTACTAATGTAATGCAATATATCACTACTCAATCGGCAGGTAATGCAATTGATTTTGGAGATCTGTCTGGAGTAAGAAGATTGAATGGTGGAAGTTCTTCAGCAACAAGAGGTATTTTTGCTGGTGGATATACTTCTCCTACAGGATCATTGAATGTTATAGAATTCATAACAATTGCAACAACAGGTAATGCATCAGATTTTGGTGATTTAGCTACACCTACAAGTAATACTAGCACTACTTCAAATACTATAAGAGCTGTTATGGGAGGTGGTAACGTTCCATCTAATGTTAAAACTGATAAAATAGAATTTGTTACTATTGCCACTTTAGGAAATGGTACAGACTTTGGAGATTTAACTTACACAACACAGGGACACGCAGCTACTTCTTCAGGAGACGGCGGTAAAACATTATAGCTTGATTAAAATTTAAAATTTGTTATAAATTTTAAAGAAATGATAAAGAAAGAATTACTACAACTATTTGCTACTCCTTTGTTAATTACAAAGTATGAAGGCAATATAGATAAAGAATTAAAGTTTATTGAAAAACTTAAATATGAACCTAATGGTGTAAACGGTAATTTTAGGTCTTCTGATTCTTACCTTTTTAAAAAAAAACAATTAAAAAAAATAAAAGACTTTTGTCAAGAATCAATAAATTTGTTTACTAAAAATGTTTGGGAGTCAGATAATATATTAAGTATTACTCAATCTTGGACAAATAAAAATCCAAAAGGATCTATTCATCATGAACATTTACATCCCAACTCTTTGTTATCAGGAGTTATGTATTTTAGATTAGATAAACATTTACCACCAATTATGTTTTCTAAAACTCAATACGAAACTTTAAAACTTAATTACAATAAATACAATTCTTTAAATAGCCAAACATTTTATCTTCCAGCAACTGCTGGAGAACTTGTATTATTTCCATCACATTTAAGACACTCTGTTCCTATTAATACATCTAATGATGTAAGAATTAGTTTATCTTTTAACACATTTGCTAAAGATGTTTTAGGGTCAGAAAAAGATTTAACACAATTAGACTTAAAAAAACTATATGAAAATTAACGACTACATTTACACAACTAATATTATACCTATAGAGGTATGTAAAAATTTAATAAAAAAAATTAATAAAAAAGAATGGGAAAAACATACTTGGTATAGTGCTGAGAATAATAGTTATAATTCAGAGAAAGAAAAAGAATTAGATGTTCAACCTATTGATACAGAGATGCAGCAACAAATGACGCCTTATTTAGTTAAAGCTTATCAAGAGTATAATAGTAAATTTGCTGATTTAAATGACAATAGATTAAGTAATTTAGCTACAACTTTTTCATCTATAAGATTTAATAAATATAAAAAAGGAACTTTAATGCGAAAACATTATGACCATATTCACTCTCTATTTGATGGTCGATATAAAGGCATACCTGTTATATCTTTTATCGGTATGCTTAATGAAAACTATGCAGGAGGAGATTTAATTATTAATGGTCAAAAAATAGAACCTAAAACCGGAAATATCGTTATATTTCCAAGTTGCTTTTTATACCCTCATGAAGTAAAAGAGATTAAAAAAGGCACCCGATACTCGTTTGTAAGTTGGGGTTTTTAATATATAATGAGGTTATATGTTACAAAAAATAGGTTTTCAACCAGGATTCAACAAACAAATTACAGAAACCACAGCTGAAGGACAATGGGTAGGTGGTGATAATGTACGTTTTAGATATGGCACACCTGAAAAGATAGGTGGTTGGTCACAGTTAGGTGAGTCTAAACTTACAGGAGCCGCAAGAGCTTTACATCATTTAGTTAACAAGTCTGGTAACAAGTTTGCAATCATAGGCACAAACAGGATTTTATACGCTTACACAGGAGGTGTATTCTATGACATTCACCCTATCAAAACTACTACAACATTATCAAATGCATTTAGTACAACGAATGGTTCAGCAACGGTTACATTAACATTTAGCACGGACCACAACATTCAAGAAAATGATATTATTCTTTTAGATAATTTTACAGCAATAACTAATTCTAATTTTTCAGCATCAGACTTTGATGATAAAAAGTTTATGGTAACAAGTGTGCCAACAGCTACTACTTTAACTATTACAATGCCATCTAATGAGACAGGCTCAGGTGCTACAACATCCGGTGGTATTAGAGTACAGCATTATTATCCAGTAGGTCCCGCAGAACAATTACCTGGTTTTGGTTGGGGTTTAGCTGCATGGGGTGGAACTGTAACAGGTGAAGCAACTACAACTTTAAATGGTAGTATCAATGCAGTTACAACGACTGTTGTATTAACAGATGCATCTTTGTTTCCAACTTCAGGTACAAACTTTTTGCAAATAGGATCAGAAGAAATTTCATACACAGGTATATCTAGTAATACTTTAACAGGTGTTACAAGAGGTGTTAGAAACACAACAGCTGCAACACATTCAAATGGTGCAACAGTAACCAACAGTTCAGATTATATTGCATGGGGTGAAGCTGCATCTGGTGACTTAGTTGTTGATCCAGGTTTATGGTCTATTGATAACTTTGGTGATAAAGTAATTGCACTAATTCATAACGCACAAGTATTTGAATGGGACTCTAATGCAGCAAACGCTGTAACAGTAAGAGCAACTATAATATCGGGTGCACCAACAGCATCACGTGATATGTTAGTATCAACACCAGATAGACACTTAGTATTCTTTGGAACGGAAACAACTATTGGAACACCTTCTACACAAGATGAAATGTTTATAAGATTCTCAAACCAAGAAGATATAAATACATATCAACCAACAGCCGTCAACACAGCAGGTACACAAAGACTAGCTGATGGATCTAAAATTGTAGGTGCGGTTAGAGGTAGAGATGCGATCTATGTTTGGACCGATACATCTTTATTTACCATGAGATTTATTGGTCAACCATTTACTTTTGGTTTTCAACAAGTAGGAACTAACTGTGGTTTGATCGGACAGAACGCTGCATTAGAAGTTGATGGTGCTGCATATTGGATGTCAGAAAATGGTTTCTTCAAATACTCTGGTAATCTTGAGACTATGACATGTTTAGTAGAAGATTTTGTTTTTGATGATTTAAACACAACTGCTAACCAATTAGTAAATGTTGGATTAAATAATTTATTTGGTGAAATTACTTGGTTTTATTGTACAGAAAGTTCAACAGTAATTAATAGATGTGTAACTTATAACTATCTTGACTCACGTCCTAATAGACCTGTTTGGACAACAGGAACCTTGGCCCGTGGAGCATGGCAAGATTCAGCTGTGTTTGGTTTACCTCACGCAACTAATTTTACTGCAGATGATGATGCATCGTTTGATGTAGTAGGTAATACTGAAGGTAGTACAATATATTTTGAACATGAAAAAGGAACAGATGAAGCACTAGCAACTGGTGTAAATGCAATTACATCTAACATTGAATCAGGAGATTTTGATATTACACAAACAAGATCATCTCAAGGTCAACAAACAGGTGTTGCAACATTTCAAGGAGATGGTGAATTTATTATGAAGATAAGAAGATTTATACCTGACTTTTTATCTCAAACAGGTAATACTCAAATAACATTACAACTTAGAAACTATCCTAATAGTTCTCAAGCAAGTTCACCACTTGGTCCCTTTACAATTACAAGTTCTACTGATAAAGTAGACACTCGTGCAAGAGCG